TGGTGCTCGAGCGCTTCAGCCGGATTTGGTCAGACATCAGTAGGTCCCCCCGTCGACCGAAACCGTCAGGGCCGACACGCACTCGCCGTCGTACTGGTTCATGCGCTCAAAGAGCGCCACCGTCACCCCACCTGCCGTATAGACCATGGCAGCCATCACAAACGCCCCATTGGGCACCGGCTGCAGCGTAAACCCGGCCGCGTTGGCCCGCGTTGCATTCACGCCACCTGCCGCAGTGCCTGCGGTGTTGCCGTACTCCGCCAGGTTGTAGGCCGTCACGCCGATGGCATCGGTTTCGGTAATGGTCGTGATGTTGGTAGGCGTAGCCTGAGGCTGGGCCTTGCTCAGGGTGTACGTCCACCGGTTGGATGTCAACAGCGTGCTTCCGGTCACTGTCATGGGGTGCCACGACACGACGGCACCACGTTGCAGCAGCAGGTTCTCGAGTTGGCCACGGTTGGCCGTAACGAACTGCGCAGCCTCCACCATCAGGTTGAACGCATCGGCAGACTGGCCGACGGGAGCGTAGACGGATGGTTGCAGGAATCCGGTCATGGCCAAGCGGGCTTGGGGTTGGAGAGAATGTCGATGACCTCGGTGGGCAGGATCACGCCCGCCGTGTGGAATGCAGCCGTGTCGGGGTATGCCTGATACCACACCGCCCTGGCGGTCGCCTTCATGGTCGAACCGCCGACGGAAATAGTGGTATCGACCCAAATGGACCCATCTACCGGGTTGCGCATGGGGATTTGCTCGAGGTGAAACCACTCGTCGTACAGGAACGTGTACACGTCCATGCTGACTGAGTCAGTGACATAGCGCCGCTCGTACGACTGGAACAGGACGGTTCCGGCGGCGTAACCGGCGAACGCTGCCGAATTGCGCTTGAGCAGGTCCTCGGTGATGTTTGCGGGCACGTTGGTGTAGCCCAGCGCCGAGTTGGTGTCATTCACCAAGAACTCGACGCGAAACAGCTCCTGCCGGACAGACCGGATAAACGGCGTGCCCATGATGTTGCTCACGGTGCCGCTGGCGATCAGCGTGGTGGGGGGCCAAGTAATGGTGCCGTTCGTTGGGAACGACGCCGCAGCCGGTCGGATGTATTGCGACACCTTGCGCTCGGCACTTTGCAGGCTCGTCTTGACGCCCCGAAACGGCGCCACGCCGACCACCGGCCCCCTGGCGGTCGAGGTCACCATGTACGTGTTGGCGCGGTCCGGGTGGGTCTCCACCCTGATGTCCTGCACGATGAACTGAGCAAGGCCGCCGTCGATGGTGCCAAGTGCCAGCCTGGTCCCGAGCGCCTCGATCTGGTCGAACGGTGCAGTTTGCGCCTTGATCGAGTTGTAGACGTTCCAGCTGTCCTCGCTGGTCCCGACGTAGGCCGGGTCGTCCTGCGCCACGAGAAACCTGGTGGTGTGCACGGCCTCGGTCGGCTCCATGCCGATGGTCAGTGACTGCTGGTTGTGCTGCCTGAATACCTGCCACGCCATCAGCGGCTCCTATCTGTGTTCTGCTTGATCTGCTCGAGCACGCGCAGCAGCTGCAGGTTCAGCGACTCGAGCCGCCCGGTGTCACCGCTTGCCATTGCGAAGCCAGTTTCGGCCCGTATGGCCGATTCCTGCATTTGCAGCTTTTCCAGAGAGGTAGCACCTTCCCCGCCGCCGAGCATGCGGAAGCCGATTCCCATGTCCTGCAGCACCTTGTCCGTATGTCCACCGAAGCCGTAGGTGGCGTTTGCTATGTACGCGCCCGGATCGGTGAAAAAAGACTCAATGTTCCTCGCTTGCCGTCCGGACGGTGACGTAGCCCGCAGCGCGGTAGCGATTTCCCGCTGTGCCCCACGCTCGATCCGTGCGGCACCCGGCTCGTCCATACCCAATCCGACCATCCTCTGACCAGCAGCCATCTTGGTATTCATGGCGTCAATCTCGGCCTTGATCATCCGCGTGGAGAATGGCTTGGTCATTTCATCGAGCGTTTTCCGCGCCTCGATGTTGGCCTGGTAGAACGATCCGATGGCCTGAAACAGCGGGCTGGCCATGGCAGCGCCGACAAGGTTCTGCATGCGACCGAATTGGCCGCGGATGCCCTCGAGCTGCGCTGCAGCCTGCTGGCCCGCCTTGCGCAAGCCGGTTAGGTCTACGTCGATGCCAACTGCTAGTCCGTACTTCGCCACTTTGCCACCTTCCCGAGGGTTGCCATCCAGTCAGTCTGCCCTGGCTTGCGCCATGGTTCCACCACCGTCTGCGGCTGACGAGTCAGCCCGTACGCCAGGACCGCCAGCAGCCGCTCTATGCGGTCCGCTGGGGTCCAGTCCAAGGGTTTGCCATCACCCCCTGGACGAGTGCCATGGCCACATGCACGTCCAGCGCCGTCGAGCCCGGAACGCCGTCTACCCGGGTGCAGGACTCGAGCACGAACGCCTGTTTGGCGTCCTCGTCCAGCTGCTCGACCTTGCGCCACTCGCCAACCGTGATGGGCCGGACCTCGAGCACGGCCGGGTAACCGGCCACCGCCTCGCTGTTCAGGGTGCGCCAGGTCATGCTGATCGGCTCACAGTGATCTGCCCGACGTACTGCCAGCTCAGCGTTGCTTGGTGCACTGCGTCATTGGCATATGTGGCGTTGAATCCTGTAATCACAGCGCTTCCGGTGTAGTCAATCCCGCCAGATGCTCCACCGCTGGCGTTGATCGTAATGGTCACCGCTGACGTGTCGGGCGTAGCCCCGCCGAACTTTGCTGCCAAGGTTCCCGCCGTGGCGTTGTCCGTGTGGATCGTTGCTGATCCAGTCACGTTCGGCCGCCCCTGAATAGCCAAAGTAAACAACGAGTTGAGCACGGTAGCGTCAACGGTAGCGCTTGATGCCGTGATGTTGATGTCACTCGCGTCTACAACGACTGCGGATCCACCACTAATAGTAATTGACAATGTCGTGCCGTTTGCGATGAATGCCATGTCTTAGCCTCCTGTTGCCCAAATGCGGTACGTCTGACGGACCACCCGCGGGCCGTCGTCGGTGCCTTCCTGATCGTCCATGCGCTCGACGTCTTCGCCGTCGGTGGCGTTCCATTGAATGCGCGTGCCGTCTACGGTCGTGAATCCCGCGTTGTCGTTGAGCACTCCCGACACAGCAGCCGCCAGAGTCCGGGCCGCCGACAAACTGACGGCGATGCAATCCACCGACACGGCGAACTCTGCCAGGCTGGTCGTTTGCGCCAGCGTGCGCACGGGAGTCCGGCTATCGATGCTGTAGACAATGGCCGGCAGCGTTGTACCTTCCCGGCGCCATTCGGGGCTGATTCGCGTGCCGACGAGCGCGGTAACGCCAATGTCGCTGGTGAGCCGGTCGCGGATGGCGGTTTCGATGCTCATTTCTTCGACACCTTCATACGCGCCTTGCGGGCCAGTTCGGTCAGTTGCGTCTCGATGACGATCGCCAAGTCCTCTTTGAGGACCGAGGGCGGGAACTGCTGGTACGTGGCCCGCTTTACGTGCCACTGTGCGCGGCCGCTGTCGACGATTGGCGCGATGTACGACCTGGGGCGCCGCTTGTACCGGAAGCCGGTGCGGGTGGTGGTCTTGAGCCCGCGGGTGTCACCCATGGACTGAATGACCTTGCTAGCCGCCTTGCGCAGGCTTTCCTGACCACCGTAGCTGCGGTAAGTGGCGCCGTGCGTCAGCCAATTCTGCTTGTACGTTGTCGCCAGTCGCTTGAGGCTGCGCCGAAGCAGCTGCTTGTACAGGTTCCGGCTGACTCGGTCGGGCAGCGTCAAGAACACCCTTTGGGCATCTGTGAATGCCTTGTTTGCCCGGTCGCTGGTTCCTGCGCCAAATCGCAACAGTTCCAGGTTCTCCGAAGCGTTGACCTGGCGTTGCATGAAACGCTGATAGTTGCGCAGGTGCTCCGGCGAATTGAACTCGGCGCCGCGGCGGAAGCTCATGCCGTCACCTCGAGCGCTTCGCAGTGCAGTTCCATGCGCCGCAGGGTCGGATCTAGTACGCCGGTGACCTGAAGAACTCGGTCAGACTTGCCCGTTTCGCGCAACAGAATCCGGCTCTTGACGGTCACCGAGTCAATCCAAGGAAGGATCAGCCTCCACGCCGTCTGCCCGCGGTTGATGTCCACCGAGTCGATGCTTCGGCCGTCGGCCGATTCGATGTAGCCCAGCACCGTCGCGGCCGTGTTCCAAGTCTTCACGTCCTGCCCGTAAGCGTCAACAGTGGCAACGGTGTAGTTTTGCACCGCCATTTCGTGCCGGAACATGCCACGCGGGACCATCAGTGCACCCCATGCTCCCCGAGCATTGCCATCAGCATCTGCTCGGCCTTGCCCTCGATGGCGTTAGTGCTGTCGCCGCGGTCGGCGTACAGGCGCCCGCACAGCTGCAGCGCCAGCATGTTGATGTAGTGGTCGCCCACCAACGTGTTCCAGTTGATGGTGACAGGCCGGTTCCAGGCCTTGTCGATCAAAACCGCAACCCGTTCGCCGTCCCAGTGCAGTTCCGGCGTTTCCGTCTGGGTCACGTCATCATCGTCCACATATACGGCGGTGATCGCTGACGCTGTGTTCACCGGCTGGATTGGCAGGACCACCCAGGTGTCATCTTCGTCCGAGACCTTGTACGACCGCTCCAGCGCCTGCATGGCGAGCCCAGTGCAGCGCTCGATGGTTTCGCGGACCGCCGGCAGCAGGATCGATCCGATGTAGGAATCGTCCTGCGTGTGGAAGATCCGCAGGTGGGCTTTGATATCGCTGGTCGTAAGTGCTGGCATTTGGAAAAGGCTGGGGGGGGTGTCCCCCCCCACAGCCCGGGGTCACATGGAGTCAGATCAGACCGTACCGCAGACGATGCAGCCGCCCGCGTAGGTGTCCACGATCTTTGCGTCCGAACGCATGAACGATTCGTAGCGCACGAACCCGTTGAGCGACGCGATGTACGGGTTGACACGGAAGGTCGCGTTGGAGCGGTCAACGATGCGGTACGCCCTCTGCATGTCACCGAACCAGATCACGACCTTGTCGGCACCACCGCCGAAGGTCGGCGCGTATTCGGTCAGGTACACCGGGCGACCAAAGATGCGGCCGACGACGCCGTCCTGCACGAAGTTGCCGGTCATGCCGTCGTAGATGAACTTTCCGGCCGTGCCACCCGCACCGTCGCGCTTGGCCAGCAGCTGGCC